AACTGTGTGTTAGTAGCAGCGGAGTCAGCAGCTACAGCGCTGATAAAAGCATCAGCGTCTACAGCCACAGCAGTACCATCTGACTGTGTAGTATGAGCCTTCCAGCCCACATTAACAGTTGCAGATGCCTCTAGGTCACTTATGACAGCTAGAGACTGGGGAAGAATACGAACTCCAGAGGGAATCGTCATCATCTCAATCGTATCATTAGCATCAACAGCAGACCCTGTGTACCTTGCATACTTAAAAGTAACGTCAGCATTAGTTGACGGTACGTTTTTAGTACCCGACCCATCCGTAGCGTTAGTGTACTCTGTACTTTTTAAAGTAGCCATTTATACACCTCCTCTAGGAATCAGTACAGGCAATTTCTACAACCTTCTCATCTTCAATGCGAACCGCACCGAGACACATCTGGGCATAGACTTGCGTACTATAGTTTTTATCTGAACGCTCAGAGATTTCAGTCTTAACGTCCATTCCCATACTCAACCCAATTCCGTCACCAATCCAAGCAATACACTGGGTATCGCCACTTGAATCAGTAGTCAAACGCTCGGAACGCAAGAACTTGAAACCCATAAAGGTATCAATCTCACCATTCACAAGTGCTTTAACGGTATTGTAATCAGAACTTTGAATCTGAGTGTCGCCAAGCAGATCGTAGAACTGATTAGATTTCATAACAATACAGCGTGGAAGGTCAGGGTCAACATCAGACGAATCCAAGATCTGTTTTGCAGATCTAAGTTTGTCGACATTCATATCAGTTGTTCCAGATACGGCTACCTTCTGTGCTGCTGGCAGTGCTACATTACTTGAAGAATCATTCTCGTCTACACTTACAGCGTTGCCCAGCATTGCAGCGATAATGACATCATCAATCGTGCGTCCCATAGCGTTAACGCCAGCCTTGAGATACTCACTGGTAGGATCAGCTAACATGCGAACCTTGTCCGCTTTGTCAACCATATCTGCCCAGTTGTAGTCTTCAAGACTTACTCGTCTACGACTATGAGGAGTAGAGATCAATGGTGTGTCGGCATGACGACTAGTGATTCGCTGTGCAGATGTAGCGCCCAAACGATCAAAGTGGTCATACTTGCCAACTACATCCGTATTGCTACGAACATACTCACGCAAACGTGAACCTTTTTGCTGTACCAAGTGTATGAACGCATCACGAAACTTCTGCGAAAACGCCTTATTAATTTCTACACTCATTACATTACTCCCTAATAAATAGAGATTAAAAGTGGAGAGTTGTCAGCACCATGCTGGCTCTCATTTGCGTAAAGATTTAGTTATCCCTTTCGGGGCTTATTTCTTTACAAGTTTCGGCTTCTCAACCTTAATAGGTATCGGCAAAGCCCCTTCACATACCCCATACACCTTAGCAGGAGACTCCTGCCTATCGTAGTATGAGCAGTAACCATAACGCTCCTTAGTGGTCTTACCTTCAGGTGTTCTAAACTTAAAGGCAAAATTGTCACAGTTAGAGCAGGTTATGTTTTCTTTAAATGTCATTCTTCACCAGCGTAGGCCAAGTCATACAGATGATCTCTGTAAGCAACAGCCTCCTTGTGCTTAGAGTGTGTAGCGTCAAAAAGAGCAGCGTTATACTTATGTCCTGAGTCTTCCATAATGGAGCTAATCTCAAGTCTAGCAGTATCAGCATCTACATTCCCTGAATCCCTACCGGAACCAGCCATGTCAGGCTCAGAGAAAGCGCTACCTATCTTGTGAAGAAATTTAATCATAGCAACATTGTTAGACATGCCATTACCTTCAACGAATTGTTTCAGGTCATCATCGGCAAAGCGATTAAATGCCTTTCGTGATATGGCAAGGTTCTTGCTGTACTCTGTCGGCCCCCATTCTTTCTTTAATGCGGCCTCAGAGTCTACCTTAGACTGCTGCATAACGGCCTCTTGGTTTATCCCCATATCAGTATTGATATGGTTATAAAACTCAATAGCAGCTTGTGCCTGAGAATTAGATAGCCCGTTCTTGTACGCAACATCATAAAACTGGCCTACAAGCTCTTTATCGTATCCTGAATCTTCTGGTATGTTTACTGCGTACTTATCGGGAGCCTCAGGCCTACCAACCTTAGTATAAAAATCGTTAATCTCCTCCTCTGTAGATTCTTCACTAGGAACCTTAATCCTAGAGCCAACCATCTTCTGTAACTCTAGGTACGATTTCCCTAGCGAACCTACGTCCTCAAACTTACCCAGTGTGTCATTCTCCCTCAAATCATCTGATAAGTACCTAGACTGCCAGCTAGTGTCAGTCGCCTCCTCAGAACTAATGAGATTATCGTTTGCAACGGTCTCTTCAGTCATTACACAACTCCTTTAGTTTATTACACGATTCTCTTGACTTACTAAAATACTCCTGCTTACTTAACCTTCTACTGTAAATCTGATTAAACATCTTCTTTGTATCACAAACAAACGGTCTATTGCTATATATACTACACCTATTATTCTTAGTTAGAAAACAGCAATCAATGCTACGGCAGCAAGCTCCACACTGGTCACAAGGAAAACCCCATCCAGAATCTCCCATACTAGCGGAATTTTGTTCTGCCATATCATCCTGTCTCACTCCACTCCTGTGGTTTGGGTTGCCCCCCAGACTCGCTATACGCCCGTATCTGAGCCTTTAATCCTAAGACAAGCCCTCGACCGCCCTCGTTAAAATAAGTAGTGTATGGGTCATTTGGCTCAGCAGAAATGCTATTACAATACATATCCTCCAAAAAACCCATAACCTTCTCACCGTATGGCCCCTGAAATACTTTGAAAATCGCCTCTCTTATCTCATCCAAATCATTGGACTGGGAACGCATCTGCACCTCCTAGTGCTTTGACCATAGGGGCAGCCTTGCCAGCACCCTCTGCTACTTGAGAGGCTTGGGCTAGTTGCTCCTGCATAGCCATTTGTTGCTGTCTCTGCTCACGAATTTGAGCCACATCTTCCTGAGACCTCATAACTGTAGACGGCACAGCCATTCTATCTCCTATAATCTGCAATGCCTCATCAACATTAATATTGTCTAACACATCAGGAGCAAAGCCAGCCATGTTAGATGCAACCCCTAGCCATCTCTGTATAGCGGTCACATCTTGAATCTTCTGATTTTTTGCCAACTGGCCCACATAAGACACTTCAATGTCGTCTAATTCCGCAAGCTCTTCTGGGGCTGGTGGCAATGCGCCACTTCTATTCATAATCCCAAAAGATCTCAGTATAATAGGCGTGAGAACCTCACCCTCAAATCTAGCTACTGTAGGGCCGAGCAATTTATCAATCTGCTCTCTAACTGTAGCCACTTCCTCAGCGGTCATGTTTAACTTCTCAGGAAGAACTAGCTGGTCTGCTAAGAATATTCCACGAATAGACTTCTTTAGCTCGTTAGCCTTCAGCGAAGACAGGTCAAACCTACCCTCAAACCGGAGAAACTTAAACCTCTCAGGCTCCCTAGAGTAGTTTATGGCAGAAGGAGTCATCTTGAAGTTGCCGATAATTCCTTGGTCTGGCGCAATAAGTGGTGGATGGACTGCCGTAGCTAGACCCTTCAACTCCAACTCTCTAATCTTGTTCAGGGTTTTAATATCAGGCATAGCTATGTCAGCAGGACTCCTGCCCCAAAGCTCACCAGACGCTTTTTCAAAACGCCCTATTACATACGGCAACTCATCAAACCCACTCTCTCTCACAACGGAACGGGAATCTAGGTGTATGTCAACGTTAGCAAACTTCTTCTCCATAATATCCATAGAGCCACGCCTATACTCAGCCCTAGGCAACACAACCCTAACAAAAGTAAACTTCTCGTCAGGGTTATCTTTTACACACTTCTTAATAGAGTCGGGTAGTTTCTTGCGCCCGAACATTTGCTTTGCCTGCCTAGCAGATAGAACATACTCCCAGAACACCGTATCAGGCCTTCCTCTAGCGTCCTCCGCAAAGACAAACTGCCCAGTGGGTATAGAAGTGAAAACTAACCCTCCGAATAATTGCTCGTTGTCATTATGTTCTTCAAGAAGGAGGTTAATAGTACCGAATGAGGTGAAGTCAAGGAAAGACTCCCCTATAGACATATAGAAGTTGCTCTCATGAAACGTGAAAAACATAGCGTTTGTTACGTCATGGAACCATCTCTTAACAGCAGGAGAGTTATTTAAACCAGCTAACCTGTGTCCAGAAGGAATAGATAACCCAAACCACTTAACAGACTGTGGCGTTAGTGCGTTTTGCATAGACATAGCCATGATACGGCTAGCCTCTGGGGCAGAAGAGTCAAACATCTTGTTTGTGTGCCTCTCTGAAGAAACATGTGATGTGCTGTCTACGTTCTGCTTTCTAGGTCTAATGTAATCCCTGACATCACGGAAGAACGGTTCCCATAGAACACGGTCATTCTTTAGATTGTCGTACCGCTTAATTAACGATTTTGCGTCTTGCATATTAAGCTCCTAGTAACGCTTTAGTGCTATCCTCATCGCCTGCCCCTAATAGCCCAGCCGTGGAAGGCTTATCAGCCCTCTTACCAAATTGTATACGCCCTGCTTTAACTGAAGGTATGCTGACTCTACTCTTAAAATATTTCTCTGTATTTTCCTTCAAGGCCTTAGCTGTAATAGACTTATCGTTCACATAGTCACTCAACGCATCCCCCGGCACTCTCCCCGGTGATATAGCCTTAAAGAACCTCCCAGAAGCAGCCTTCTCAGTAACCTGAAACGGATT